CTGAACAGGTGCAGCCTTTGTTGTGACCTTTTCTGCCTCTGTTGCCTCGGCAGGGGTGGTCTTTTCCTTTGCTGTTGCCATGACCTGTACCTCCTAACTGTAATTGATAGATGTATTATTCAGACTGTACGGCTTTGCTTTGTATCGCAGTAGTCCGTATCTGCCTGTGATAAAAACCTGACCGTCTTTGAGATAGTCAGATTTGTTATCTATCTGTAACCGCCTGATGAACATAGGCGACTTGTCAAGCAGAATTACCTCTCCAGCAAGTGACAGCTTCTGTGCGATAGCCATAGCCATTTTCCGGCGGACTACTCCGTCAGGGCATAAAATATGGACGGCTAATCTACCGTCCATCCACGCTACCGTATTTGTCTGTTCTGCAAGGTCAGAAGTAAGTAACCTGCAATAAATAACCGGAACTTCTTTCGACGCTTCGGTAATGTCGTTCATCTTGTCATATCCAACCACTATACTGTCCGGGTACATCTCCTTGATGAATCGGTTTGTACCTATCACTGGGTCTGGGTCCGTCGTCTCCTGATTCGGGTATTCCAGAATATCAAACCTGATGTCTACACCGACTATCAGGCTGTTTTTTGGCTCCTCAATGTCGAAAGCGTCTGTCCTCGCCCACGCAAACGCATATAGCGGTCCGTCTGTTGGTTGTAGCAGTACATCTTTCAGGCACTTTCTCACGAATGGTTCAATCATTTCCGGCATAATCTCGTCTATGTCTTGTGTGTTCTGACACAATAGCGTAACGGATAATGTACCGGCACTGCTTCTTTCTTCGTTTGCCTGTAAATCATAATTGTAAATCAGGCGTGGGTACTGCTTTTTGTTCTCCCACCCTGACATATTATCCTCTGGAGCTTCCGGGCTGAATACTGCCGGTCTGCCAGAGAATCTTGCAAGCAGCTTTATAAGCTCCTCTGATTCTGTGAACCGTTTATAAATTAGTTCCTCCAGTATCATTGTTACCTCCGTTTCCGGTATCTGTATTGCTTGTCGGTTCTGGATAAACATGGATTTCTGTCATATCGGCTGAATATCTGATTTCCCAGTCCCCAGCCTCTACTTCATTTGCCCTGATGAAAAAATGGTTTGTCACATTGCCGATTCCGGGGTGGTACTGAACCACAACCTCTTTATCCGTAACCGCTGTGACAAATCCTCCGATTCCCTCATTCCATGACCTGTTTTTTGCAAACACAAGATAACCTGCTTTGATTTCAGAGGTATCGAATACCGTTTCCGGCTTTTCTGTAATCAGCATATCCTACCTCCTGTTATGAGTAGTCCTCATTCAAAATCTTATCAATCTCCGGCTGTGCTTTTTCCTTAATGCGGTCTACATAAGGTCTTGCCGCCATTTTGCCGGTTCCGTTCTCCAGATAACCTGCATACGGCGTGTTGCTCTCAATGTAGGAAGTAACCACAACTCCCTTACCGGAGCCAGCCTGTGTTTCCACTCCTCCAGTCCAATTAAGCCTTAAAGCACCGGTTCGCCTTGCTGGTGGCTCTCCCGGTGCTGACGCTGTATATCTTCTCTTGGAGTTTGGCTTGCGGTACTTCCTGCCGCTTCGTTTTCCTTTCAGGACTTCAAGCTCTGCATTTCTAAGAGCATTTTTAACCCTCGTACCTCTTGACTTTACCTGCTGATTGATTTTCGTTACGGTCTTGTTTACCGCCTCTTTTACCGCTTCCGGTGCTGCTGTTGGTGTCATTGTAAATCACGCCTTTCCTCTGCGTAATACAGCGTTGAGAACCCAAGCCCTCCAACTTCGTCCACATCACAGATGTAAAAGCTCCTCTCCCCTAATATCAGGCGGTCAGTCCGCTTCGCTTTGGGTGGTCCGCTCTGTACGATTGTGTGCGTCACGATATGGTCTTGTATGCTGTGATTCTCAATATCCTTGTCTGTGGCATTGGCAAGACACCCTTTCAGCGTCTTTGTTCCGTTGCCGGAGTGTTTGTTTACCACTCTGCCGGTACTGCTTACCTGCTGGCTGTTATCCTCAATGATAAACTCCTTGAACAGGTTGCCCGGTCTTGCATACATGAATCTTGCGTTAATCATCAGCCTTTCGCCCTCTCATTCTGTTGCATACCAGTGTAGAAATAAGGCGGTTTATTTGTGGCTCCTCCGGCAAATGGAGGAACCGAGCAGCTTTCCTGCTGGATTTCCTTTTTCAAAGCCAGATAATCTTCTTTCCACATAACCGCTCTGTCGTGCAGGTTAAGCGTCAATGGACCTGTCTTTGTGTCAACCTCATAAGAGAATCTGCGGTACAGACTTTCCAGCAACATGAGTTTTGCTTTCTTCCATGATTTCGGGTAACTGTCAATGGCAACCTGAATTTCTTCATCAGTGAGTGCCGCTGTATCAGAATTACCCTCTACCATAGTATCTCCAAGCTCAAACCTCATGCGGCTTACGGTCTTGTCCTTGATTTCTGCCGGATTGTAAGTGTAATTTCCATTTGCCATGTTACGCACCGCCTTTACTCTGTCTTGGTGTCGTTCTCACTACCATTTGTGGCTTCGCCATTGGCGTTTGGAGCGTTTTTACCGTCGTCTGCGGAACTTAATATGTCTGCACGCTCTTTAGCCGCATTTTGGATAGTTTTTCTGGTATCTACCGCATGAACCAGAATAAGAACATTGTCGCTCTCGACTTTTCCGATTGCTGTGATACCCTCGTTGGCTGTCATCTGTAGCAGTGAGAATACCGTCTGAACTTCCTCCGGTGTTACCTCCAGAGTAATATCCCCATTTTCCCCCTTGACAGGAATTGAAATTGTGGATAATTCAGAACCGGAAACAACCGGCTGTGAATTAACAACCGGTGTTCCGTCATTCTCTGCTACCTCGCTAATCATGCCAACCGCTTTAAGTGTTCTTACCCTGTTTGGAAGAATCGCCCCGTCTGGAATAACATCTCCCGGCTTATATGCCGTACCGGAGATATTTAATCCTTTTCTGCATAAATAGCTCATAGTTACCTCCTTACACGCACTTAGACATATAGCAAGCAAGGTCATCAGAGGTTTTCTTCATGTCTGTTGACATCAAGCCCTCGATAAACTCTGAATGAGTGCCGCTCTCGCCCTCGAACTGGTCTGTTGCCATCCAGTTACCGTTGCCAAGCATATCCCATGTGAAGATATAACCTGCGGACGGCTCGTCGATTGCAGGGGTGTTTGTGGTATATGTCATCAAAGCTCCGTCAGATTCACATACGAACTGCATATCGTCAGGCTGTCCCTCCTCGGCAGCATTGTATGTAGCCTCCAGCACCTTGACCTCTGCGAATCCAAGAATCTGTGCAAGCACATTCTCATTTACGACAGCCGGATTTGCAGAACTTCCAGTGTACTTCACACGCTCTAAGATGTCCGGGTGGTTCTTTAAGGCTGTGAATGAATCATAGCCAAGGCTTAACTTGTTCGGCATACGGCGACCAGCTAACTTGATTTCACGCTTTCTTGCGTCAAAGAAGTTTACAGGGTCAAAGTTTGCGTCACTGAACTTCAGGAACTGCTTTCCGCTCGGAGTACCCTGTGAGATACCTGTAAACTCGTTATCCCATACGCCAGTTCTGAAAAAGCTCTGTGCGAACAGAATATCAAGGTGTAAAAGCTGCTGCTCTGATACAAAGCGAACCTTGTTTCTTCGAGGGTCGATAGAAGCAGGAACTCCGGCTCTCTGGTAGTTCACAGCTCCAATCTGGTCTACGCCTACGATAATCTGGTCTACATTGCACTTATATGTGTTATCAGTGTGACCCATTTTCGCAGGTGCAACCTTTCCAAACTCCGGCTTTCTGCCTACATTGTCCCTCGCAAGGTCGCCTTTCAGAAACTCATAATAAAAGCCGGTGGAAAAATCTACCGGGCAAATAGGAAAAATGCTTGTTGCCACATGATCTGCTGGATTAGCAAAATACGCCATGCTCATGTTGGTTAAGTAGCGGTTAGGCTTCCAGCCTTTCGCAATTCTAGCCGCAATCTGTGCGGCACTATTTACATCTCTTACGCTCATTCTTTCTTACCTCCTGATTATTTAGCCGCTGGCTTATATCCAGCTTTGACAATCTGAATCTTGATAACATCTCCGGCGGCTGTTGCTTTTGAAAGTGCAACCGCTGTTATGAAATTACCCTCTGCTGCTTTGACGGCTTTTCCGTCTGCATTTGCGGTAAGTTCATCTCCAACTGCGATTTCTTCTCCGGCAACCCACTTTCCAATGTCCTTTACCTGTACGGTAATATCGTCGCCAGCCTCTACGGTTTCATCATTCGTAAAGAGTGACAGTCCGATAACATTTGCACCGGCGGTAGGCTTTGTGAGCTGTCCGTCGGAGATTGCAAGGGCGATACCCTGCGCACCCTCAATTTTCTCCTTTGCAGGAAGCACGATTGTAGGGCTTTCATTGATACTTGTACCAAAATATGTTGCCATGTCTTAGTCCTCCTTTTCACATTCTGCGGCAAGTGCCGGGTCGTTCTGGAATACCTCGTCAAGCGCCTGTGCCTTAGTCATATTCTTAGACTTCATAATCTCGGCTGCCTGTGATTCTGCTTTCGCCCATGCTGCACCCTCTGTTGTAGCACCATGAGAGCCAGACTTGCCGATTTCCGTAAATGCAGCGGACTTCTCGATTGTGTCTACTGCCTTATCAAGCATTGCGATTGTGTCGTCGTAAGCAGTGCCTCCGGCTTCTTTCATGCTCTTTAATACAGGAAAGAGTTCCTCCTCTGTCTTGCCGATAACAGCATATCTCTTTGCAACCTCTCTGATTGCGTTATCCTCTGCGTCGCTCCTGAACTTTCTCAACGCTTCAAGCTCTGCCTTTACAGCCGGGCTAAGACCTTTGTAAATGTCGTCTGCCTCCGGTGCTGCTGGAGCCGTTTCAGGCTGTGTGGTAGATTTTGCTACCGGTGCCTCTGGAGTAGGTGTCACTCCTGCCTCCGGTGCTGCGGCTGGTGTCTGTACCTGTGCCGGAGCCTCTGGTGTGCCGTAACGCTTCTCGATAGATTCAAGGAACGCTCTCTCGGCTTCTGTGAGTTTGCTCTTGTCAATGTTACTCATTTCTGTTTCTCCTTTCGGTTCTGTGATAGTTGTTTGTTCTGGTCCTTTATCCGTAACAACGGTAGCTTTTGCAATGATGTCCTCCAGTCTGTCCCTGTTGGACTTCATGAGCTCCAGCTCCGACGCTGTAACTTCTGTTTCTTTCTTCGCAATGCTTGCCGCCTTGCCGCCGGACCACTGACCGATAG